TCCAGGTCGGCCTCACCGTCGCCCTCGTGGGGGGCTGGCAAGTTAAGTTCGCGGATGGTGAGTACATCGCAAGCGTCCGAGGCGGGAACCTTGTTGGAGGACCAGGGGGAGACCCCATCGCCTACTCGGTTGGAGTGCAAATCCTTCTCGTCCAGTCGGCGGCATCCACGATCGTCAACACAGCGGGTGGTGGCACGACGGCCGAAGAAGTAGCCGAAGCTGTTCTAGCCGCCGAAGTGCACACCGGGTTTTCGTTCGCCCGCATGGTGCGCACCATTGCCGCTGCAGTTGCTGGCCTACCGCCTTGCCTACACCCTTAGCCGCCTGGACACCAAGGCCACCAAGCTCAGCGACGCCTGCAACATCCACGACTCTCGGGTCTAGCGTAAAGGTTCCGATGCCTCCGGTGGTCACGTTGCCGCCCTTGATGGCTGCTTTGGGGCCGTAGTAGGAGACATCCTCAACAAGGCCTGCAGCGCCAGGAATACCCAATAGCTCGTCTACGCCCATACCACCGACCAAGGGAATACGGGGATCAACCTGATACTGCCCGACGACGTTCTGAGCGGATCTGAGGCCCCTAGCAATCGCTCCCAGGACCGGGTTTTGTGGCGAAGCTTTCATCTCACCGCGGGGATCGCCACCGTCTTGCATGCGTATGGCGCCACCAGCGGCTTTTTTAATTGCTTCAACTGGATCGTAACCCCACTCGTAAATCGAGTCGCCATTGGTGAATATTTCATTAGCTCGAACGCGCTTGCTCAAAATCTTATAGTCGCCTCGTAGCGCACTTTCACCATGGGATTTGGCATAAGGGCGGTCAATGGTTACCCAGTCGCCAGCATTGATACTACCCTTGGCATTTTTGGGTACGGCTCGATATACAGTCACCATTTGATGCGGCCTGCCCTTAAAGCTTTGTGCAAGCGATACAACCGCTGCATCTCGTGGCTCTCCATGACCATAGTATTGAGATGCTTTGCTTGAATAAATGTCATCAGGATAAGTCTGAGTTAAAGCATGTAATGGCGCCCCGCTGGCTCTTGTTGGAGCAGTATGAAGGCCTCTGTAATCTTCATCAGTCACTACTGGTTTTGATGGAGTGGCTTGGGTTTTTACATAAGCATCATCAGCAGCCTTTTTGATGCGTTGGTAGCGCAAAGCATTTAACTGATTTGGATTAGCTTTATAGTCTGCATAAGCCTGGGTAGCCATTGCACCAAGATCACTAAAGTTCGTTGGCAAATTTTCTTGGGGCGTCCTATACATGGACTCCGAAATGGAAAAGTCTTTGTTTTTTCCTGTGTTTTGCACAAAGCCAAAGCGCTTGTAAAACTCTTTTAGCTTTTCCTTGTTGCCACCAAAGTCTGCTGATGGCGATAGCGTTACGGTTGCACCAATGTCATCGGCTTGTTTAACAAGGTCGTTCATGACCTGTGTTCCGATTCCTTGATTGCGCTGTTCCTTTGGAACAACCATTTTGCCGAGATAAAGCGTGTTATCGCCAGCAACTGAAATATCGACGCTTGGATATTTGGCACGCAGTGAGTCAGTAATTACGTCACCAACCCTTGTAGTTTTTATTGTCTTTGAAACTGTTGCTGGCAAACCAAGCATCGGGATCATCGATAGGCCTTGGCCGATCTTTTGCAGGTCTGTTGATCCAGCACCAGACATATAACCCTCAGCAAATTCGCCGACGCCGGATGCTATACGCCCAACCGGACCCTCTTGTATGGCTGCAAGAGCCTGCTGAATATCTTGTGCGCCTTCACCATAGCCCGGTAGCGATGACACGCCGCGAGATTTGGCAACAAATTGATCAAGGGGACTTCCACCGTCTTGCATGTGGACTGCGCCGCCTTCTTTGTACTCAAAGTCTTCAGGCTTACCGCGGACAGGCTTCTTGCCCAGCACGAGCGGCCCGATCTGGATGATGCCTTCCTCAGTGCCGATGATCGGCTCCATGGTCCTGCGATCGTAGAAAAAGCCACGGCGCTCGGGGTCATAGCCGATCTGGGCGTAGTCCTTGCTGCGCAGGGCTTCGATGGCCCTCTCGACGGCTTCCTCGTCACTGCCAGGCTTGTAAGCGCCGCGGATGGTAGCGAAGGATGATTTCGCTTTTTCACCCTTGGCAACCTTACGAGCAGCCCCCGTACCGGGCATCATCTTGGTCTCGCCCTCGAGCATCATGGTCGGGGTGTAAATGGTCTTAGGCTCATCAGCAGGTGGCTTTAGGCGGTGCTGTGATGTAACCCAAGTGCCCTTTTGAGAGTATGAGGGGATGTCGAGCCTGCTCAGGATAGTCTCGCCTGGCGTAAGCACATCAGTGCGGCCAAAGTCCTTGACCTTGTCCTTTGAGAGCGCTGCCAGTGCTTCTTCAGCCGTGGCAGGCTTGGGTATAAAGTCATAAGGCGTGACAGGCTTTAGCTGGTCAACGATGGCGTAGTACTGCTCGCGGGTGATCTTGCCCTGCTCGTAAAGCTTGGCGGCCTGCTGAAGCTCAGGCATGCGCTTGGTGACATCCTTGAAGTTCATGTCCAGGCGGCTGACGGCAGGCTTGGGCGCACCGTACAGCATCTCGAGTACCTTCTTAGCGTCTGTTGGCTTGGGCATCATCGCCTCCGTTTGCGCGGGATGATAACCCTTTGCGGTTAGCTTGCATACGGATTGGTCCTCGTGATGCCTGCGTCCACATAGTCCTCGGGATCGTAGTCATCAGGCGGTAGCGGGTCGATATTGAGCCAGCTTGCGTCTCTGAGGTATCTGAGCGCCTGGCTGAAGGCATCGCAAAAGTCATCGTGGTCGGTATTCGGGAAGCTGCAGATCTGCGTGACCATGGCCTCAGCCCAGTCGCGGACATAGCCAGCGCGGTTGCTGGACTCAGGCACATACACCCTTCCTGCTTTCACGATGTTGGCCACGATGCTCAGGCGCTGGATCTTGTCAGCCCTACCAGGGTTGTAAGCCCTCACTGGGATGTGTGCGCGCTGCAGGTCCTGGATCAGCACGATGCCGGCAGCCTTGTCCTCGACCAGGACGAGATCCACCTTCTTGGCGGTCTTGCCCTCACCAAAGATGATCTCGTACTCGTCAATGACCTTGGGCTTCAGGTCGGGGTACTGCAACCGATCCTGCCAAGCGTCGATGATCAGCACGCACATGCCACCGTCCTGGGGCTTGAAGACACCGAAAGTGATGCTTGCGGTGGGGTCGTTGACCGTCTTCTCAGTGAAGGCGCAGTCATAGCTCTGGACCACAAACTCGAGCTTGGGTATGGGTTTGTCAGCAGGCCAAAGCTTGAACCAGTCGCGCTGCACGATACCGCCCTCCTCGGGGTCGATGATCTCAGCGTAGATTTCCTGGCGGCCAAGCTTGGTGCCTTCGTACTGCAGGATCTGGCGCTTGAAGTTCTCGGACAGGTTATCCAGGTTTGAGTAAGTGCTGGCAGTGGTAAGCACCACATCGTCGCCCTCGCGGCTGATCAGGTCGATGATCAGGTCCTTGGGCTTGGGTGTCGTCGTGCAGATCAGCCTGGTCTTCATGTCATGCAACTTTAGTCGCATACCAAACTGGATCTGGTCCCAGGCTTCCTGAATGTACTCCCAGGCGGCAAGTTCATCCAACCACCCGCCGTGGAATTGCGGACCGCGGAAGCGCTCAGGCTCACTAGCCGGTATGCCTTTGATCAGTGAGCCATTAGTCAGCTTGATCTCGTGCAAGGCCTTGTTGTAATCAGCGATCAGGACCGCAGGAATCACGCTCAGGAGGCCCGAATCACCCTCGAAGCATGTACCCCTCACATCACTACTCGTTGGCGCCGCTACGAGCCATCTGGTGGCTTTGTGGGACCATGCCCACCAGGCGATCTGCTCGGCTGCCATTCTGGTCTTGCCAGCACCCCTGCCTGCTAAGACTAAGTGAATCGACCACCAATCACCCGAAGGTAGGATCTGGTGATCAAGCGCCTGCGTGAGCCACATCATTCGCCAGCCCCAAGCCGCAGCCTGGTCAGCAGGAAGTTTGGTGTACTCAGCCCTTATCTGCGGATCACGCAGTAGGGTCTCGAGGTCACTTGTCCCCAAGCTGTCTCTTAGCCTCGAGGTTCTTCAGCATGGCGTCGAAGATAGATATGTCAGCCTTAACCTCGAGCGGGTTCTCAGCGTCGCCAGCCATGGTTACCCGGTCACCGTAACGCTTAGGGTTCCATTTGGCCAGCAGCTTAAGCTTGATCTCTGCCCTAGCCTTGATCAACTGCACATAGCCAGGATCAATCCGGCCACGCTCTTCGCGCTCCGGCTCCAGCATCATTTCGCGGTAGATTTCCTCGGCTATGGCGTCCTGCCCAACTTCCCGTGCGCGTGCGATGTGGAGCGAAAGATCGGGGTCTTGCGCCATCCACTCATACATGCTCGTCCAATGAGGCATATGCTCATCACGGCATATCTGTCTTAATGGTTCTCCATCACTTAGTCTTCTTGCTATCTCTGCTGCTAGCTCAGGCGTGTATTTGCTTGGGCGGCCTGTTTTGCGCGGCGCAGCATTTGTTTTGGCGGGGTTTTCGGACTTGCTCATCACGTTATTCCAGTGACATATGATCCGTTGATAGTAGGGTTTTGTGGCGCGGCCTGCAAGATTGACTTACCGCCGCTCATGTAACTGATTGATTTTACTATGCTTTGCTACAAAAAGAAACCCCGGCATTGCGCCGGGGAAAAGACTTGAGGTAAGTCAACAGGAGACATCACATGGAAACTCGTCCGAGTCTAAGTCTTCCTGATCCTCTGAGTCAAGCCGCTCTTGGTCATATTCCCAGAGTTGCCTGTCGAGCCACCAGTCATAGTTCATCTGCCGTCTCCTTGATGTATTCGCCGATTGCCTTGTGAAGTTCCTTGATCTGCTCTTGATTCAAGTGAATGCTGCAGTTTGCGCCTACCTTCCAGATAGACATCCACAAACCGCCTTCGTAATCGCTGAGGCTGATCCTGTCGTAATTTTCTGCGGTAACGTCGTGTTGCATGATGTTCTCCATGTGATGGGGCCGTAGCCCCGGTTGATTTATTTTTTGGTTAGCTTGTTGATGCGAGCTACAAAGTCGTTTGCCTCTTCGATGTTGGCAAATTCCATTTCGTGTGCGTAGCCGGTGGACTCGTCCACAATCATCGCAAAGAGTGTTGGCTCGCCGTAAAAACGTGAGTTGCGTGTTTTTGCGATGGTGATGTTTTTGACTGATTCGATTAAAAGCATTTTATTTCTCCGTGTTGGTTACGCTGTTTAGTTACTACAGGCTCAATCCTACACACTTTTAGTCCACTTGTGTGGGTGTACGCCATCCGTCCGACAAATGGTCATGATGCGCGACTAAACGGCGGGTAACGTGGAGCAACTCAGCCTCATCAACCTGGTAATGCTTAGTGAAAGCCTTCACGCCCATGCCATGGATGCCTGTGTTCCCGCGGTGATGCTCAGGGCACAGGGGTATCACGCTGTTGTGGCCGGATCGCTTGCCCATGCCTACGCCAGAGCGAGGATGATGCAGCTCCGCAGGGGTGCCTGGATACCCCATACGGCGGCAGACAGAGCAGCCCAGCTCTGCCACCGCACTCATGTGCCGCTTCTCAGCTTTTGTTGTCAACTGGTTTCCTCTTCGGTTTTGGCTTGGACACAGTTTTCTCCTCAGTCAAGAAGGAATGATCGTTGAAGCAGACGCGCCTGCGGATGACAGAGTCGTCCCCCCGCTTGGTGTACTTCACATCGGTGTGTGCGTTGCATAGTGGGCATTTCACAGTGTTGTCTCAGGTCAATCGTTGTAGGTGGCGGATGTCAAAAACGTAGCTATCTTTCGCGTTGCCGCTCTGGTCATCCTGCCGCCTGGAGTATTCGAGCTTTTTGTTTTTGCTCATCCTGATTGCGGCCTTGATGTCGGAGAGAAATCCAGCGTGTATCTGATGCATCGGCTGGACTTCGTACACAACTCCGCCGATGGTCTTCGTGCAGACATCTGACCACTGCACATCAAAAATCACAATGATGTTCGGGTAGCGATCTTGGTAGCGAACGCCGTCCTTTACGTTGAACGTCACCGCATACTGAGGGTCAATGCCGAACAGATCCTTGGCCTTGAACAAGGGCGTCCTCACCGACTTCAAGTCAGTAGGGAAGATTGTGCAAAGGTCATGCGTGAACTTGTTGTCACGCTTGTCCGGATTCAGGAAGGTCGGAAGACCAACGCTATGCATCCGGCCAACAGAGAAGGCCAGCTCGTTGTCAGCGCCGTACTTCTCGCACCACGAAAGTTTATCTTCGGTGTCTAGCATCACATCACCGACCTGTCCGTTGCCCGGTTGGTGGCCTCGATGGATCGCCAGACCTCGATGCGAGCCTGCGCAGCGATCAAGCGCCAGCGGATCTCCTCCTCGATCTGCACCGCCTCCTGCAAGCCCCTGAGGTGCTGGATGTACTCGGGATCAGAGTACGCCTCGCGCTCCTGCGCATTGACCGATGTCTCAAGGCTTCGCTTCATGATCATCGCCTTCAGAGACTTGCGGTACTCCTCCATGTAGATTCGATTGCCCTTAGCCTCTCCGAACTTCTTGCCGTACTTGAAGATGTACTCAATCGCAAGCTCTGGATTTTTTACGTCGCTGTCACTCATCTTTGTCTCCAATAAATCGCTCTCTTGTTTTCATCATCTGCGCAGCCATACGGTAGGACCGCTCCGCGATCAGGCGCTGGTACTCGTCGCTCCCAAAAAGCGAAGAGTCATTGGTCTGGTTAATGAGAGCGAACGTCGCAAACAGGTA